GTGGCTGTAACTGGACCTGAAAATGTAGTTGATGCCATAATAAATACCCCTTGCACAAGGTTTCGCCTAGCAGTCTGTGCAACGTCAGGTCGGGGAGTGTCCTGTCTGCAAGGCTAATGTTGCCCCTAAAAAGATCATAACATAGTTTTTTAAAAAAGAAAGGGGCAACTCCTCATCAAAGTTGCCCCTAACATACTGGGAGAAGTATGTATTCCTAAACCGGAATAACTCTCCTATATCATAGTTTAGGCTCCGGGGGAACCAAACATTCCTAATGGATCTGATACACCAAAAGAATAACGCTCACGAGCTTTGTAGCGAACATTACCTGTATCGAAATCTCCATCCATAGATGTTGCCATCGTGGTACGCTCGAAATGCTTCATACCATTTGGAATATCTGTTGTGATGAAGAACGCATCTGTGTCCGTTAGATAGTGATTCACACGGTAGCCTTCAGGGATTGATCCATTTGAACGCAATGCGTTTGTATCATTATCCGCTGTACCAGTGCGAAGCTCTGTCTGTAGCAGTCTTGTTGCTACGAACATTAGCGCAGGTGGAACGATTAACTTACGAGGGCGAGCCGCGATCAATAATCCACGTTCATCTGTGAACGCTGAAATATCAATAACTGCTTGCTCTAGTGAGGTTTCGTTCAGGTCTGCATTTACTGCAAGCCTGTTTGCGTTTGTACCGCCACCGACAGTTGGGTGTGAAGTACTAAACAATGTAACGCCATCACCTGAGTTGAAGCTTGTAAAACCTGTGTTTAACAAAGCTGCAGCCTTAGTCTGCTTGGTATAAGCCATAGCGCGAGCTAGTGCTTTTGTATATCGAGCAGACAATGAGTCGTACAAGTTGTCTTCCATCGCTTCTTCAGTGACAGAGAAACCCATTGCAACGGTCTCATGGTTGTATCGAGCAGTATAATGCTCTTGTGCGTTATCATACGAAATTGATGCACCTTCTGCTTTCACAGGAGCCGCCCCAAAACCACTTAATTTGACTTCTTCTTCAAAGCTTCTGTCTGAAGATTCTGTCTCATAAATTTCTGAGTGTTCGTTTTCGTATTTGTCGTATTCCAAGCCGTACAATGCGTTTAGGCCGGGAAGTAGCTCTTTAAGGAGCTGTGCGCGTGAAATAGCCATTAGTCAGTCTCCCTATACGCCAGTGTTCATGGTCATCATGTGAGCGCCATTGGTGATACGAACCAGAACATCTGGGAACGCATCGCCGGGATCAGATACATGACCAACGATTTTAAATGCGCCAACCGTAGTTTGGACAGTCGCATCTAGTGCTGAATTGGAATTACCTGTTGCGGTACTTCCAGTCGAAGTTGATTGCACTGCTGCAAACTTGGTAATAGTACCAATAATTGTTTGCGCTCCTGTGCCATCAAGTTGTGCTTGAAAAAGCACGTTTGGATCATCAACAACTAAAGCTTTCGCGTTTAGTTTACCTGAAGGGTAATAGTTCGAATGAACTGTTTGACCTTCATCGTTCTGATACTCACAACCGACAAAAACACCAATAGCACCAATGCCACTGCCGCCTAAGTTGTTGGTTGTTATATCCGCACCTGTGCCACCGGCTAATGCGATAAACCCATCTGCACCTAGCGTAACGGCTTGACCATTAAATATATTAGTCGCCTCGCCCGCAGGATCGATCAGGTATGTAGTAGTTGCCCCTGCATAGGGCATACCATCAGCACGTTTTACCGGCTTCAGGCCTTGGGGAGCTGCTGTAGAAGCCATTGCTCTTCCTCCTAACCAAATTAATATTAAGAAAGCTCCCTAGAAGTTCAATTGAACTTTTTGGTTACTTTCCAAACGATGTGCGCGTGGAACGTTCAGGGTTCAACACTGGCATACGAGGATCGTTTTCTCTCATAAAATTACGATCTACCGCATCCTGTGCGTGTTGAGCCTGTTCGAGTTGAACCTCGACACGTTCTTCAGCAATTTCTGCAGGTATACTACATAAAAGAAGTCCACCTACCTCAATGTTGTCCTTAAATCTTGAATCGATGTCAGACACAACGGTTAACTCAGGATGATCTTGAGCTTTGACTGGTGTATAGCCTTCACGAAATCGAGCCGAAACATTAGTATTATCGCTACTACCCAGAGTTGATGTGCGAATCCAACGGAAATGTAATCCATCCCTTGGTTCGGGGGTTGGTAGCGCAGATGGTCGAGACCATCCTTTTTTACGAACTGTTTTCTCTCTAGTTTCTGTAGTGCGTGGAGTTCTATCAGTCATATCAATTTTCCTTCATTAGTTGCGCGGCATACTGTTCTGCAGTTAGACCAAGCCGTTTCGCGAGTGCGGCTGCGGTCGGAGTTAACTTCACCTTGCGTGGTTTTTTAGACGTTCTGGACGTAGGGGCAACCACGGCTCCTGTTCGGGGTTGCTGTGATGTAGGCTCCTCTACTGCAACGCCGAATTTATCTGGGAACGCTTCCATCATGGCAGCGTCTATCTTATCATAATACTCTTTTGAATTTAAAACAACACCTTCTGCTTGCAATTCTGTATGAACACCCATTGCAAACCCAGTTAAGGCTTTATCTCCTTTAGAATTTCCCTCAAACCAAGGGTTATTTTTCCACCACTCCATAGCTTGTGGGGGAGGCTGTTGTTTCTGTTGTTGTTGATCGGGTTCAAAATTTTCAGCCTGTTTTCTTTTTGGAGGAGTATAGTTATCGTATCTAAACTTTTCATTCTGAAGATTTGTAAGGTTCTCCTGTGCATCAATAAGAGCATCAGTGTCACCCGTTTCATGAGCCTCTTTAAGCTTACCTTTTGCTTGAGCAATCTGTGAATCGATCCTGCCCTTTGCCTGATCGACAAGAACGCCCTCGCTTTTCTCAAGTGTTTCTTTAAGCTTATCGTTCTCTTCTTTAATTTTTTGAGCATAGTTTACTGCTTCTTCTTTTAGTTTAGCAGCCTCTTCCTTAGCTCGCCTTTCTTCGTGAAATTCCCATTTCATTTTCTTCAGGCGTTTCTGAACGCCCTCGCTATAAGATTCTAGCTCTTCATCATTGGGAATGTCAGGCTCTGCACCTTCCGCTCTTCTTGCTCTACCCTTGTCTTCTTCAGGGGTATCGTCAACGATTTCGACCTCTACTTCAGAAGAAGTCTCTTCTTCCTTTTCTACCCCTTCAACATCTTGTGTTTCAGTGGCATCAAAATCAATATCTTGTTCTGCAGCTTTATTCATACTCTTGTATACCCCCTTGGATCATCGACAACACCCTCCACGGTATCATCGTTTATAAGACGAAACTCTTTTCCCGATACTTTAAATCTAGTGCCTGAGTACGATCTGAAAATAACAAAATCGCCCTCTTTGCACCAAGCCCCGTTAGGAAACCTTTCCTTGTCGGAGTAAGCATCTGGCCCTGTTTTTAAAACAAAACCAATAATTGAAGCTGTTGATTCGTCTTTGACAAGTCCATCAGGCATGATTACTCCGCCCTGTGTCTTCTCATCGATCTCTGGAAGTGCTATCAGAAGTCTATATCCCGTAGGCTCTGGTAGCTTTGCGTGAAGGTCATCCCCTACCTTCGTATTATCGACTTTAATTGTCGCAACCATATTGCACCCGTTTGCAGCGATTTAAAGGTTCACCGTTACCTTGCGCGGATTATCCGCGAATAATCAGAACTTAACCAAAAAAATTTTAGCTTTCAATATATCTTTTTTCAATTTCTAATAAATCTTCTTCTATAATCCTAAAAGCTTCGTACTTTCCTGTTAGCTTGACGTAATCTTCTTGCGTTTTAGCACCGCCCTCAGCAAGAAAAAGTTCAATTGAACTTTTATATTCAGCTATCTTGCCTTTTATTACTAGAATTAATGGATCAGTCACTGGATTTATCAAGCTCTCTGGCTATTTCTAATCCTAACTTTGTCCCCTCGCGTTTATCTTTACGCTGCTCTTTATCTAGCTCTGTTGCAATCCTAGCGCCAATAGATGCACCTGCACGTTTGTTCTCAGACTTAATTCTTTCAGCCTGTAGATCCAAGTTACCGATCTTGGTTGTTGCATCAAGGTCAAGACTTGCCCTATCCATTTCCATTTTGTGCTTAAGCTCTTGCTCTTTGATTGCAAGCTCTCGCTGTTGGATCTGTGTAAGTGGATCTTGCGCTGCTTCTTGTGCTTGTTGCTGTGCAACCTCTGCTTGATTTTTGCCGAGTAGCTTCTGAGCTGCGTCTGCCGCAAGACGAGAGATCTCTTCTTCTGTGTCTTCTGGAAGCGCTTGATCTTCGCTTGGCATTTCCACACCTAGCTGTAGCTGTATCTCTTTGCGATACTGATAGGCAACGTGTTCGGTTATGTGTGATGACATTGCGCTCTGTATCGCCCCTGCAAAGGGAGACTGACCCACGATCTGCTGTATCTTTGGATCTTGCATTGCTGCCATATGCACTTGGATGTGTGCCTCGTGATCCTGATACATAAACGCTTTGACAGGCTCTTGTTTCAAAATAGCCATGTTTTCTGAAACTGGATCTTTTGGTTTGATGTCTTCTGGAAGCTTAATGATGTCGGCTGCTTCACTAATTCCCAGAACTTCTAGCATTTGTCTGTGTAGTTTCCCCATGTCGTACAGTTGCGGTGCTTGCTGTGCAAGCTGAAGTGCCGCCTGATACTGCATCACCCTTTGTGACATTGTTGCTGCATTTGGATCTGAAACGGGAATAACATCAATACGACCATCAAAGTCTTCTGTTCTGTTGAACTCACCTTCAATCTCATAGGAATACTCTGAAGCCATATTGTCGTGGATTATCTTGGAAAGTATTCTTAATTCCTGCTTAAGTGCAGCATGTAATCTTGCTTGTACCCCAGACATCACCTTCATGGATCTTTCCATAAGAGCTAGGGTTGTTCCTACTGGAGCCTGTGGGTTTGTATCGCCTACCTGTACATCAGCAACAGAACCTATTCTGCGCCCTTCTTCAACGATATTTCCGAGTAGAGAGTAGAGTACGCTTGATGGCTCTTTATAAGGAATAAATGTAATTGAGTCACGGATAGCACCGCCCGGTACGTCCACATCCCTAAATTCGCCCGGCATAAGAGGCGCATCATCACCTTTGATACGGAGACCGCGAGCTTTAAGACCTGCAGGTAAATTCGATAGCGTACCCGCATCAATAAGTTGTCGTAGTATTGAGGTGGCAGATTTCGCCAAGCCTCCAATGAGGTGAATAAGTCCTGTGCCGTAAAATCCCAAGCCCGGTAAGTATCGGTAATGTACGAAATGCATACGTTTCTTTTTCTTTTCATCGTCCTCGTACCAGTTCCTTCTGATGGATAATACTTCTCTTGATGACTTATCGATTGTGACCACATAAGGCCGAGCAATCCCATCAGGATCATCAAACTCTTCTGGCATGTTCATATCGACATGCATCTCCAGAATTGTATGGCGGTCATCATCATCAATGACCGCCTCTTCGCCATCCAACTCATCGTACTTTTGCTTAATATCAGAGTAGTCTGGTTCAGGGTCTGGAAGATCTACATCACGATAGAAGCCGTTTACCTGTAGCTGTAGAACCTCATTCGATGTTTTTTTCATCACATGCGTGTATCTTGGGCATGTTTTTAAATCTGATGCCCCGTAAGACACAACGAAATCTTCTGATGGAACGAACATAGAGCATGGTCTTTCCATCAATGGATCGTAATAAACTTTCTTAAATGCAGAACCTGCAATGGGGAGCTTGAATAGCATCTGCTCCATCTCATCGCGGTACTCAGACATTTCTTCGGTAAGCAAATAGTTCATCTCGTTTTCTACACGAAATGCCTGATCTTTCTTTTCGGTGTCACTCTTTCCAACAATTTTAGTTCGCACTGGCCCTGAAGCAGGGAATATCTCTCCCATAGCCTGTGCTTGGAAACGGACAACAGCTTCCGTAAGTATCGGGTGAAACACCCCTGAAGCACCCGCCCACGGTTGCTGTCTGTCCTCGACCTTCATACCCAAAAGGTCTAATCCCTTGACGTATGCCCTCGCCCAATCTGACCTGCTTTCCTGATCTGACTGAAAGTCAGCAACAAGATCGCTTGCCATTGACTGAAGAACATCCTCATCAATAACCTCTGCAAGGTTTTGATCATGGCCTTCGCCCCCTAAAAGCTCTTCGCTAATGTCTCCTTCAAAATCGATAATGATGCCGCCATCCTCTGTCTCCATAGAAACGGCTTCAGGATTGACTATTTCAACCTGCACTGCCTCTTCCTGATCATCATCCTCTAATTCGAAGGGTGTCATTTGCTTTTCGATTGCCATGATCTGTCCTTTGCAAAAGTTCTTTTATCAGTATAGCAGAACAATTAATAATATTCTACTGGTCTTCTGTAACTTGGCTCATCGTCCCAATCATCAGTTGGGGATCTAATCCAACCGCCTTGGCGGAAACGTATCAATGCTTGTGACATCGAGTCAACATAATCATCGTGATCTCCCGCAGGGAAAGAAGCCACCTCTTCAATCACCTCGTCTGCAAACCTAGTATCTGGACACCAGACAATACCACTGGCAAATAAGTCAGAAACTGCGTTTACACGAGCTATCTTATCTTGTCCTCT